TCTCATTCTTTTTCCTTTCTTTTATAATTAATATTTCATTGTCTTTTTGTTCTATTTCTTTTTCTAAAGCTAAGATTATATCTGCTTGTTTTTTTATATACTTCTTTGCTCGTTTTAATTCTTGCTTACACTCAACCTCATCAAAGATACCATCATAGGTCATACTCCACACATTCCCTTCACTGTCCACATAAACCCTCACATTCGTTGTTAAACATATCTAGCTGCTTATCTGTTTCCTTCTTATCAAACTCTACTTCATCCAAAGGAATACACTTTCTATGTAAGAATAGGTGGTCGTTTATCTTTCTACTACCTGTTCTAATTTTTTTATCAAACTCAACAGCATCTTCAAACTCACTTGGTCTTTCAGTTTTCATAAAATGCCAGTAAGCATCATTGTGATATGGACATACAATACAAGCTGACTTTTCTGGTAGTGGTATGTCATGCTTTTTAAGATAGTTAATGCAATCTTGTCTTGACATATTAGCTTCAATCAATGGGTGTCTATTTAAAATGTATTTATCCCTAGCAGGTTTCATTCTTTGTATTTCATCTGTAGAAATACCAATCCATTGTTCAACATACTTATCTTTTGGAAAGTGTTTACCTTTAGCAACATTAGATAACTGTCTTATCTTTTGTCTGATAGGTTGTATCTTATAATCATTGGTACATTGTCTACGAAGCATACCCTTTTTTCCTGTATCTGCATTTTTTGTAAAGAATGGAGCTGTTGGAAAACGTGTACCATTATCAATAGAACTTATCATGTCATCTTTGATATTACCTTTACTAACTTTAAATATTGGAAAAGGTAATATGTTTGAGAGAAAGTTTAAATAAGTGTAAACTGCTTTAGGTTCATAACCTGTGTCTGCAAAAATTGCACAATCAACAGGAGGAAAATCTCCCTTCGCTGACATGATTGCCATTGCTGAACTTTGAACTCCAGCACCTAGACTAATTAATGTTAATGTTTTTTTTCTATCTTTATCAATCATTTTAATACCTCTATTTTTTTAACTACTGATCTTGGATATACTGTAGTGTTGCCAACTGTTAATGTTCCATCATCATCAAAGCTATGCGATGCAAATATGATAAGTTTCTTCTGGTCCTTATATAATAAATAACCTGTATCTTCACACCAAGAATAGATTTGATCTTTTGCTTTTTCTAAACTGGTCCATTCAGAATTACTGACGATGTCAACCCAATATATTCTAACTCTTTTGTATGGAAACTTATTTTTTTTCTGCATCTTCCCACCAAGCGTCATACAAATCTTGTAAAGTTACTTTACCTTTAGTTACTTCTAAAATTTTTTTAACCATGTTTGGTTTAGGAAATCTTTTTTCTTTAGACTCTAAACACCATCTTTGTACGTTTGTCGCTGGATTAATTCCTGTTAAGTTTAATCTCCTACCTAATTCGTAATGAGATATTTTTTCTTTTTTTCTATACTCGCTGAGCTTCATATTTCTCCTTTGTTTTATTATCCTTTTAGGTTGTATATATAGCATATAAACAGTTTGACAAGAAGTTTGTTTCTGCTATTGTAAATAAAAAACAAAAGGAAATATGATTATAAGAGAACAATTAAAAAAACACTTCATTAATTTCAATGGTGGCGAAGGGTTAGATCATTGGTCGCCAAGCAGCTCACAAAACTTTACAAGATTAGTTTGTAATTATTCTTTACCGCAAAAGTTAAGAAGAACTTTTAAGATAAGATACAAAGCACCTTTTGGAAACCTAGTCAACAACACATCTCAAAGATTGTCATGTGATATTTTATATCAAAGTGATAAAAAAATTACTTTAGAAAATAAAAACTATGACGATATATTTCAACAAGAGTTAAATCAAATAGATAAAGATAGTCCACCAGTAGATGACAAGGATAAACTTGCAAGAGAGATGATGATTAGTTTTGCACATCCTACAATCGAGAACATGAAAAAATGTGTCAAAGAAATATTTGGTGATGCAAAATTAGTTGCTGAAAGATATGTGTCTAGCAAAAGCAAAGACATGATCCATGATATTATTGGTCGTATAGATTATGAAAGCAATGGCATCATAGGAGAAGCTAAGACTAAGCCTGTTACCATTAAGAAAAAAAGAGGTAAGGATGAATACTACATGGCAACAACGCAGCTACCTAACGATCCAGACCCAATGCACATTTCACAGGTTGCATTCTACTATCATTGCACACAGAAAAAACCTTTTTTGTTTTATGTAAATGAAAATGAATATAGAATATTTGATGACATGCACGATATGTTAAGACCAGATTATTTAAAAGAACAATACAATCTTATGACCCAAAGGTTAAAGTCATGGGAAGAGTTAATTGTTTTCTGTGAAGGTAACTTAGAGAAGTTAGCACACTTTGCAGAACCACCAGAATTAAATCATCCTTTTTATTATAGGGATTTAATAGACGATCAAAAAAAACAAATAAAAAAACTGTGGGGTTTAGATGCAAAATAAAAACTTTGAAAGAAATGGATCTTTTAAATTTTTAAATAATGAAATTAGAATGTACATAGATAAAAATAATCCATGTTCCTTTCAATATTATTTAAACGATTTTGATTTTAAAAATTTAAGAAAATATATGGGAATGAATCAAAAAGAATTTTCTATTTTTTTAGGTGTAAGTCAAAGGTCTGTTAGTAGAATAGAATCAAAAAATTACATTGGTATAAATTTATTATACAAACTTAAAGAAGTTTTAGGTCAATGGAAATTTAATTCGAATTAAACAAAGGAGAAAAAAAATGAAACTAAACATATATCAAAAATTACATAAAGCTGCTTGTGAAGCAGGAGGTG